TTAATCCTCCGGCCATGTCCAGGACGGCCAGTAATATCCCTGGCCGAGGTCTGCGCCTGCCTGCAGTGCCCAGGTACGATCGCGTTCAGTCTCAATACCTTCAATAAGCACTTTCCCGGCAAGCTGAAAGCAAAGGGAAACCAGTTGCCTCAGCGCAGGGGTGTCGCGTAAACGCCAGAATGCTTCCTTATCTATTTTGATGCCGCTTAACGGGAGTCGGCAGGATAAAAACGACTGCACTGTGACGTCATCCACGTCATCAAGCCAGATTGCATGTCCCTGTCTGCTAAGTTGCCGCAAATTTTGAACGACATGCTGCTTCTCGACGAGGGTCAGCGCTAAAAAGGACGCGAGATCGACAATCTCAATATTGAGCGACACGTCTGGCAACCGGATAAGTCGCTGAAAAGAGGCTGTCTCTGTCAGGACGGTTATCGGCAGATTAATAAAAAGATTATGACCGTGCGGCGCATTTTTTAACGCGGCAAGCTGCGCTTCAAGCAGCGCTATCGACCAGTCTGCGGACCGTTCGCAAAAAAAGTCCTCGCTGTGCCGCGTGTCGGACAGAACGCTTAGTACCTCCACGCCAACCTGGCGCAAGGAGGAAAGGGCGACGATGGGCTCAAGCTTAATGCCGACGATGTCCTGAGAAATGTACTGTAACCGGGGGGGCGTATCGATCAGGTTTTGCGCTGTCACTCCATTGTCCTGTTGTCTGCCAGCCTCCAGGCGGCCGGGATACCTGACTCTAGTGTGACGAGCTGACGTTCAGGAAAACAGCAGGCGTTACTTAAATGCAACTAAGCCTTTTCGCAGCGCCAAATTTTACGGTGAAACAGGGCGAAATGTTGAGAAAATAGCCGTATTTACAATCGGCTAGCGGTAATTGCCGTGGAAAACGGAAAAGGCATTGACTCACCTGCCATTGACCGTATAATTCTTCGCGTTTCACCACCGCGAAGTACACGCATATCAGTGCGCCCTTAGCTCAGTTGGATAGAGCAACGGCCTTCTAAGCCGTAGGTCGTAGGTTCGAATCCTACAGGGCGTGCCATTTAGAAACAGGCACTTACGCCAGTTTCAAACCAGCCTGATTTTCTCCTTGTGTCGTATTTGTGTCATGGTTGCCAAAAATGGCATCTATTTTCCGCGCATGTTCGCTTAAATGGTTTGGAGCCAGGTGAGCATAACGACGGACCATTTCGATAGACTCCCAGCCGCCCATTTCCTGCAGAACGGACAGCGGCACGCCGGACTGAATTAACCAACTCGCCCAGGTATGCCGGAGGTCGTGAAACCGGAAGTCCTCTATACCCGCCTTTGCCAGACCAATGCGCCAGGCGCTGTTGTCGTCCACACGCATTTTCCGGACCGCCGGAGTGATAGTTTTATCCGGGCGCGTCGATGGTTTCGTGTGAACGAATACCCATCTGGAACTTTTCCCGATCTGATCCCTTAACACCCTGCATGCGGTATCATTCAGAGCCACGCCGATAGCCTTGCCCGCCTTCGCGTTCTCCGGATTTACCCATGCAACCTTTCTCTGCATATCGACCTGCTGCCACTCCAGATCAATGATGTTGGAGCGGCGCAGGCCGGTTGCCAGCGCAAATATCACCACTGGCTTTATCGACTCCGGCATGCAGGCGATAAGCCGTTCAGCCTCTTCTCTGGTCAGCCAGCGGATACGTTTACTGATTGGCTTTTTGGTCTTAATGACAGGGGCCGTCTTTATCCACCCCCAGTCACTGGCTGCGGTTTTCAGCAGAGATCGCATAAAAGACAGATGCTGGCTCTTTGTGGCCTGGCTTACCGGCTTTTCAGTATATGGCGGCGGCTCCTTTCCCCGGCGTAAAGCCGCGTCACGGCGCGATTCCCACACCTGAATATGCTTGCGGTTGACCATCTTCGAAACTGCTTCGTTTACCTGATCCGCCGTGATGGTCGAAATATCCCGCCCGGAGAAATGCCGCAGGAAGTATTCGATTTTGGTCTTATCGTCATCGAGGGACCGCTTATGCTCCTTCTCGCGGATCCACCTGATGCAACATTCCTCAAACGTCCTCGTCGGTAATTCCCCGATTTTATCCACCCGCCACGCTTCAGCCTTCAGCTTGTCGTGCAGCTCCTGCGCTTGTTTCTTGTCCCCCGTGCCAAGAGATCGTCTAATTCTTTTCCCTGACGGCGTAACGAAATGACAGTGCCAGACGCCGCCTCTGAGGGTGATTGACATAAAAATTCTCCTTTATGTTCACCCGCGCTCGCGGAAACAGGATCGCGCGGGTCATGTAAATACGCAATACAGGCGACATCGGTCGTGCGGTATTTGTTACCGATCTTCTTCCCGGCCAGCTGTCCCGAGTCGATAAGTCGGTAGACAGTTCTTGGCGAGGTTATTAGGAGTTCAGCCGCCTGTCTGGCTGTCAGTGTTTTTGCCTCAACCATGCATTTCCTCCAGGCAAAAAGAACCCGGCCGGAGCCGGGCAAAAGGGATAACGGAGCAGTGCTTTCGCACCCAATAGCCAGCTCATAACTGGCTATAAGTTGCGTCATGGTTTGATGTGAAGTCGCGGCTCCCCGTCTTTAGGCTCCGGCCACTGGCGAGCCATATTCACCTTTAGCTTTTCTTCCAGCGCTGCGGTGATCTGCTCATCTGTGATACCAGCGCGCCGCTGCGCGTCCCATAGCAGGAACTGCATATCAGCCCACTCACTGAGGTCGCCAGGATCGGCTGCAGCTTCCAGAGCCTCTTTGGATAGGTGCTTCAGCGGGCCGATGGGGCCGACATTGCCGAAGGTTTTTTCTGACCATTCAGCGTGGCGCCGCCGGATCAGGTTTCTGGTGAACTGCGATTTCTTCGATTCGTAAAGTTTCACACTCTCTCCTCATGCCGCGCGCTGGGCACGCAGCGATTTAATGTGCTCGCTCGTCTCCAGTTCGGCGCGTATCTGTGCCGCCTCATGGTGATCGAGGTGCTCAAAATCATTGTTGAATCGTTCGATTGAAGCGGTGTTGATCCGGCCCTGCCGCCAGTAGCGGACTATCTGTGATGTGCAGCTGTGGATGATGACGGGCCAGCCTGAATGGTCAGCGTAAATCTGACCCCGTTGAATTAGCTGGAACATTGGCTGATCTCTCGAATGGGTTAGCGTTAACCATTAACCAAGCCACGGATAGAAGCTCTGGTGACGCTTTGGTAAGCACTTCCAGAAGCAGGCGCTTTTCTGCCAGATAAACTGTGGCGAACGACGGGTCATGCATTAGCACACTTGAACAGTTGCTGATGATGTCTGCTACCTTGATGTTTTGTATCCAGCCCGGTTGTTTTGCCAGCCTTTCCCTGCTTAAGCGATTACGTTCTTCACGCGTTCCGGTTTCAAGGTCCGACAACGCTTCAACGCCGATACGAACATGCTTACCGAATCGCGTTTCAATTTCGTTAGGGCTTATTCCCTGATCCTCTATCGAATCATGCAGCCATGCTAATGCCTGAACAATGTCGCTTTTACGCTCTACCGAGCCAACGATACCTGCCACCTCTGATAGATGATTAAAGTAAGGGTTGCCTGTGAACTTTCGCTTTTGGTCTTTGTGTATCTGCATGGCGAAAATCATTGCCTCAACTACTAAATTACTCATCACAACCCCCTCTGCTTGTTCTTAAGTTCTATCACGCCCTGGCACTCCGCGCACGTCTGGCAGCCGGGTACGGCAGCGCGCCGAGGCGCCGGGATGTCTTCCCCGCACTCTGCGCAATGCTCAGCTGATACGGCGTTACGGTCGATGCGGTGAGCGGAAAGGGCAGCGTTACGCTGAAGTTCTTCAATCTCTGCTGCGGTATCGATGATGTCCATGGTCAATGCTCCCGGAACTGTCGGTTAATTCGGTTGAAGGTGAACGCCAGCAATAAAAAGGGAGCCATAAGCTCCCGAGTTTTGAATATCACCATTACGGCTTCCCCCTTAGCCAGATGCATACCGCGCCATCTTCCGTGTCGTGAATTGAACCGACAAACCAACCATCCCCGGCAGGCGTATCAGGCTGCCACGTTGAAATGTCGTAACCGTCCACATCTGGATCAGCGTCGGCCTCATCGCGATAAATCACTTTCCACTCGAGGCCGTTCTTCTCCAGCCATGCGTTGAACTCAATGGGCGATATGGATTCGCGGCCATCGCAAAATTCATCGTAAAGCGGATGAGTCCAGTAACCGTATTGGTTGCGCTCTACGGGTAAGGCTCTAAATTCTGTTGTCATTGTTCGGCTCCAAACCGCCCGTTAAGGCGGCCAGTTTTGACGACGAACTCCAGGAGGCTAACTCCCAGAGCTTCAATTTTCTTGTGATGCTTGTTGATGATGGGAGGCACCGTTTCGTTCCAGTTAGGCTTTGGCTTCTTGCGCATGGCCTGCTGGATTTCCTCGGTGCAGCGGCGGCAGGCGGCGCGGACGGCGTTGTCTGTTTCTGGCGTCATGCGGCCTCCCGTTTATCTTTGAGGTGAGGTGCGTTCGAAAGAAAAACCGCTTTCGCAAAGCCCAGAGGAGTTGCGCTTCGAATGTTGGCGCGCTCGTCACTGGGTGGGCATTCGTGAATGCGGTTGTCCGGATACCAGTCAGTTACCAATCCGGCGAAAGATGTTCCAGAGAGGGAGCCGACCGCCTTCTTCTTCGGCACCATCCGGCCGCAGGCCAGCTTCACGGCGTCGATAGCCGCTTGCACCATCGGGTGAATATTCTCTGCCGGCGCCTTGAAGCCGTTACCCGTCCAGAGGCAGGTCTGCTTCGTGTAGTTATCATTCGCGCACAGCCCAGTGAACTGGTACGGGTGGAACGTGTAATCGGACGAACCGAAGATACTACTAAACACGCTCACCGGGTTTTCGAATGCCCACGGGCAGCCGGCCGCCAAGCCAGTCATCCGGCATTGCTCTGCGACCAGCGCGGCCTTGGCCTGAAAGTGAGGGTCTCTTGCTCGTTTAGCCTCGAACCACCGGGAACCAGAGACCGCAACCTCAGTGCATGGCGGAAAGCCTATGACCATGACGACGTTCTCAGAGCGGATGATTTGAGATAGCCGCGGCATTGCCTCAAGGATGGTTGACGATATGCGCTCAACAGGACCGTCGATCGAAGTCTCTGGATGCTGCGGGTCAACCAATACCGCACGGTAACCGGCTTCAACCCATGGTTCAGACATGACGCCAGTGATATCGCACAGGCAGATAATGGTACCTTTGCTCATGCGGCCTCCGTTTTCACAACATCGATGGCGCAGCCGGGCAGCAATTCAACTGCGGCAGTAGCGCACTGATTTCCCCAGTGGTGCCAGCCCGGCGCCGCGCTACGGCTAAACAGCTCAATGCGCGGAACATCACCGTAAAGCAGCTCCAGCCGGTGGCGTACTTCCCAGGGCTTTTCGCTGTGCGCGCCGAGCGGGCTGTATACCACCTGCTTAATCCCGGCGTGCTTTCTTTCCAGTCCGGCGCCGCGAGTGGCAATCAACAGGTCTTCGGTATTGGCCCGGGTGTGGTTTCCGCCGTTCATGCGCGTCTCGGCGTTAAGCAGATCGAGGAAGTCGTAAAAGTCGGTGATTTCACCCTCGGCCAGCGCCTTGTTGATGCGAAGTTCCGCGTTCTGGTTAAACTTCACCCAGGTAAAGCCCTTCATCGTGCGAACGGTAAATCCCCAGGCCTCGGACAGTTCGATAGCCTCCTGGTTATGCGTTCCGGTGTACCACATCGCCAGCACCGCGTTTTCGGCAGCCAGATCCCACACAGGGAGGCGCTTGATGTCGATGAGCTTCATGGTTGAGTAGTGGTCGGCGGCGGCCCCGTTGCTGATGGTGTTGCCGTAAGACCAGGGAGGATCTGCGTAGATAAGAGAGTATTTTCCGGTCATTTCGCGCCGCCTTTCACAAAAATAACCCAGTGGGTTTTGTCGGCTTTTCCTGTTCGTTGCCAAATGGCCGGCTTCTCGTCAGTCAGCGCCAAAATATTGCTTACCGGGATCTGCGTTTCGTTCCATTTGAATATGAGTACACCGTGTGGCCACAACACCCGAAATGCTTCTGCGAATCCGGCACGCAGATCATCGCGCCACGTTTCTTTGTTCAGCCGGCCGTACTTTTTCCCCATCCACGCGTTATCTCCGACGCGCTCAAGGTGTGGCGGATCGAACACGACTACAGGGAAAGTGTTGTCGGCAAAGGGAAGGGCACGGAAATCAGCTATAAGGTCCGGGCTTATGATTAACTGGCGGCCGTCGCAAAGTTCATGCTGCTCGGCGCGGATATCACTGAAAACAGCGCGATCATCCTGCTTATCGAACCAGAACATGCGAGAACCGCAGCACATGTCCAAGATTGTTGAATCTGTCATGCCGCCTCCTGCCTTTCCCGATCTTCCTCAGCGAGCCGCTGCGCCTTTAATGGATTGCTGACCACTTCACCCCATGGCATTAGCCAGCCGTTACCAATGAAGGGAAGGCACAGCGTGCCAACCCTGATGTCGTCGTGAGCGTGAGTCATAGCGATGCCTTTCAGAAGGGGATATCATCGTCGAACTGAGGATGTTGATTGCTCTGCGATACCTGACGGTTGGCCTGCTGCAGGCGCGATTCAGGTACCGCATTCGGATCCTGCTGATTACCACCCCATCCACCACCGCTATGTGATGGTGCACCCCAGCCCCCGCGAGAAGAGTCGTGAGGTTTACGGTCGTCTTTGTCTTTCATGGTGCGCTCGAGTGTGGCGATCGCTTCTGCTGGCGTTTTGTCGGTGAACTCTTTATAGGTCAGACGACTTCCCGGCTGGAAAACATGCCGGACTTCGAATTTGTAGCTGTCACTGCCATCTGTCTTGGTGGTGAGGATTTTTTGCAGGAACAAGCCGACACGCTTACCTTCAAGTGCCGGCAGACACCATTCAGGGCCGCTTTGCCCCTGGCGCTGTTGCGCCTGAGCGTCTTTAACCTGCGCAGCCCACATGATGGCGGCGATCAAGCCCATACCAAAAGTCTGTGTGCCGTCGCGTCCGAGGAAGTTGATGCGCAGGAAGTTTGCTTTCTGGCCGTCAGCGTCGAGCGAAAGAACAAGTGCCTGCGACTGTGATCCATCCTTGCCGAACTCATACACAGCGGAGGTGATCACGCCTTCGTATGCGCCGGTTTCAGAAATGCCAGCGGAGGATCCTGCTTTGAGTGCTGCTTCTGCCGACTGCTGGTTCCAGGTAAAGCTGATTGGTTGGTTCATCGTTATCTCTCTTATAAGTCAGTGAATTCAGAAATTGCGTTGTCGAACTCCGCCAGGTCGTTATCCATGTCAGTCACTTCCGGACCGAACAGGTCTGGAGGACATTTCACGGTGTCGTTGTCGTCGCCCTTCAACAGGAAAAGGTGTTTGCCGTCGCGCTTGATAATGCGCAAAACGATAGGGAAGTAGCCTTCAGGAGTGAGCTTTTCGTTAAGCATCTTGCCGACGGTCTTCATCCTGATTTTTCCTTCGCTCTCTTCAGTGTGAGCGAGGAAATAGACGCGGAAGTCGTCCGGAAGCTGTGTGGCGGCTTCAATGATGCGCCAGGCGTGTTCCGCCATTTCGGTGAACTTGGTGTAGCCAGTCTCGTAGGCCCGGTCCATGTTCTCGTGCTGCATGACGGCCTGAAAATCATCGATAATCAGAATCTTTCGGCCACTCATCGCAGCGTTACGGATCACGTCAAGAAGATGCCGTCCATTGCGGATATCAACCACGTTCCCGCGCTGGATTGAGTTATCCGGCAGGCGTTTACCGTGGAGTTTCCAGCCGGTATTACGGAACGGAAGGGCCTTACGAATACAGCGAGCGAGAATGGCATTTTCCGGGTTAACATTGCGGATGCTGTACGTCTTGCCATACCCGGAGTCGGCAAGGATGAGAGTCATCACCGCCATAAATCACCCCTTAAGCCAGTGTTTGATGGTGAAGAGAATGTCTTCGTCGTCGCTGTTGCTGGATAACCAGCGGAGATAGCCAGGGTCGACCTTCGCAATTTCTTCAAACGTCAGGCCCTTGTGCTTGCCGAACCGGATCGCCTTAATCAGTGACGGGCTGTTTGAAATGGCGCGCATTTCGCCAAACGTCCATTTCGCCAGGCGTCCCATGTACAGAAGCAATTCAGCAGTGACGTAGCAGTCATATAGCGCGCGGTGCGCATACAGGCCTTCCGGAAGTTCAGGTTTCAGGCCCAGGCTGTAACGCAGGTACTGGTTACTGTGGCTTGGGTGATCCGGGAGAAGAGCACGGGCCAGCTTAGCGGTGCAGATCCAAGGTGCATCGATCTGTGGCAACTTCGATTTATCGAACTTCGCGTTGTGTGCGACGTAAGCCTGCGCGCCAAGGTAACGACCGATAACTTCGCCAATCAGCGGGGCGTCAGCGACCATATCTTCGGTGATATGGTGGATAGCCATAGCCTCGAAGCTGATCGCTTCAGTGGGCTTCACAAAGTCGCTCATGGGATTACAAATAACACCGTCAACAATATCCACGCTGGCAATCTCCAGCACACTGCCTTCCAGGCTGGTAGTTTCGGTATCAATAACTCGCAACATGCTTAATCTCCGTAAGGTGGTCGTTAACTGCGTCAAATTCTGCAAGCTGGTGGGCCAGTGATTCGAGGTCTGCCGGCTGCAGGTCATACAGCAGGCAGAGCATGGCAACCATCAGCAATCCGGCTTGCTGAGTTACCATCGCGTTCTCCGTGAAGTCTTGGCGCGGGAAGGGTTCTGGCGGAAGAACTTCTCAGCGCAGCCTTTGTCAGTGCAGAAATGCTTTTGTGACGTCGACATGTAGGTCGATACCGTCTGAACAGTGCAATCGCTTTTATGGCGCCGCGAGCCGCAGTAGGCACACATTACAGAGCTGAGGTACTCGGTAGCTGAGTCGAGAATGATGCTTTCTGCAAAACTACCGGGAACGCCACGGGAATCGACATACTCAATCATGTTCTCAGTTCGCCCGGCGCTGTTGGTGAATGACCCGCGCCCGGTAAGTTTGATGATTTGCCCACCGAGTTTGAGTCGGGATCCTTCTGGCAAACTTGCCAGACGTTCAGAGGTTAATCGCTCGTAAGGTTGCATAAATACTCCTTCAAAAGTACGTGCGAAGGCCGCCCGCGTAATGCCAGGCCGATCGGTTGAATAGGGTGGTTACTGCTGCGCGATGGATTTCGCCGGGAACTCGCCGTTGCGGAGGATGCTTTCTACCGGCCAGCACTCAGCTGACACTTTCTGCTCTGTAGCTGCCTGACTGCATTCCTGCTGGCTGTCGTAAACGCCGAGAATGACATCCTGATAATCACCGTTAGTCATTGCCACGGTCAGGACGAGCGCGAATAAAGTTTCCATCAGTGAAGAGTCCTCCCGATGGCGACGGCGTAAAGGCGCTTTGCTTCTTCCCACGCCGGAGCATTGCGATGGAGTACCGCGAACGACGCGAGCCGTTGGGCCTCTCTGATCTGCTGCTGGTTTACCATGATTTCCTCTTGGCCTTATCGCGGCGAACGGAACGGTTAATACAGACTTCTGCGCTAATGGGCGGTGGATGGCCGCCGGTTGTCATAACTAAGCCGCCTCGGTGAAGCGACTGAGGTATGAAAAAAGCCGCTGGTTAGGCGGCTTGTGATCTTTTTACTTGAGCCCAAACATCATGCTTAGAAGCCGAAGGCGTTCAATGCATCTACATGAGTCGGTTTCTTTGGTATTTCGTTGATTGGATATTTCTTTTCCCAATGCTTAAATAATCTTGCTGCTATGTTCGCCCGCTCCGCGGTAGGGAAGGTCCCAAGGCCTTGGGTAGTCCCTAACTGGCAACTCCATACCTGAGCTGCGAAACCAAAATGATTTTTGTGGGTGTATTTCATAGAAGTGCGTCAACAAATTCAGCAAAGCTAAGAGCCTCGTCGCCTTCAGCAAGGCTTTCAAAATATTCTTCGTATGCCTTATCCATCGCCTTACCTTCTGTCGTTACCCGCTGATGCGGGAGAAATGCTTTGGTGGTGAAGGCCGGACGTTACCCCGGCGATGTGTTCAAGGTCGGATGAAACCGAACTCTCTGGGCCACCTGCCTGCCCAATCGTGAAATACGATGCGCTCACGTAGACGCTGTGCGTGTCACCGATTTCCCACGCCGCTTCACCCCAAAGAACTTCGCCACACTCTCGCAGTGGCCGCGCTCATGCCTTTGAGACCTTGTCGCTCATCGCCGCTCATAACCGGTGCGCGTCTGGCGTTCGCGCTGCTTTACCGGCATACCCTTTTCCTCGTTTGACCCTGACCAGCGGTATGTCGCAGTTCGGACCTGCGTCTGGCTCTCTCATGGAGACTCGGGGCCGCATCATTACTGCGGCATTGCCTGACTTGATGAAAACACATCCGGTCTATTTGCACTGAGGCATACGAGAGAAGCACCTGCCTGTTTACTGCCTTCTCTGGTACATGCGTTGTTCTGCATGTGGTTCGTTTTCCATTGCCAACTCACCCGGCCTGACTCGCCATCCAGGGCTACTATGTTGCTAAGTCAATTGCTGCGGTCTATCCGCTTTAGTGCTTCATTGGAATCACTCCTCTAAGTTGAATCAGCGCCAATTCCCTGCCAGTGTTGCCCGTTCTCACGCCGTTCTCGCTCTCGCGCGGGGATACTCTCTCACCGACCGGATCGCACCCGGTGATACAGCACGTTTCTCGTGTAAGGGTCTAAACAGGTCATTGACGCTGTAAATCTTCATGTTGTTAAAAAGCAGGCTACTTGCTGTCCGCCGCTGGCTAACTTCGCTCAGCTGTCGATGTTTCGTTTCGATGGGGTAAATTTAGCGTGATGCTAAATTGTGCGCAATAGCAAAATGCTAAATTATTGGTGTGTTTTATTTAGCGTATTGATTAATAAGCGATTAAAAATTTACAGGGCACGAATTAAGGGCGAAAAAAAGCCCGCGCGATGGCGGGCTTGTGAGGATTTTGCGTGAGGTTATGGAATGTTCAGTATCTTGGCATCAACCACAACGCCGATAATCTTGCAGTTGCCATTAACCTCTATCATTGGATATGCGGGGTTAAGAGGCTTAAGGAAGCGCCTGCCTGCATCGATTACAAGCTTCTTAAAGGTCGCTTCGTTATCGCCTTCGAGCTTCGCGACAACCAGTTTCCCGTTGCGAGGTTCGACTTCAGGATCAACAAGTATCGCAGCCCCCTCTGGAATGCTCAACCCGGCCGGGGAGGTCATAGAATCCCCTTTAACGTCCAGCCAGAATGAATCGTCTGAGCAGACAACGGTAGTGTCATACCAGCGATCAATCGCTCTTCTGTGATAAGGTTCTACAGCTTCCATCCATTGCCCCGCGCTTACCCAGCTGATTACAGGATAACTTCCTTTTGTCTCGTTCAGTCCTCGAAATGCAACGTTCGAAGGTTCTTCACTGGCGTGTAAAACATCCATCCAGCCAAAAGGCAGATCAAGCGCAGTTTCAATTTTGCGAGCCATCTTATCGCCGATATTGCGATGAGGGTTTGGTCCCAGTAGCTGGCTAAGCGCAGCCGGACTTGTCTCGATGAGTTCGGCGAACTGCGCCTTGGTCATTCCAGACTCGTGCTGACGCTTCTCGTACAGCGCTTCCAGGTTGGCTTTTCTGATTTCTTTATTTTCCATACCTGCATTGTTACTGCTTTTAGCAAAATGATAAATGTGCAAATTGCTAAATGATGCTTGCGTAGTATTTAGCATAACGCTAAACTCCAAATCAAACGACTCACCCGGAGACACCAATGAGCACTGAACTACACCGCTGGCGCAAGGCCGCCACTACCGACGAATGGGCGCAGCTCGCAAAGTTGGCTAACACGACGCCAGGTTACCTGGACCAGATCGCCTACGGAAATCGCCGGGCATCTCCAGAAATGGCATCTGCTATCGAGAAAGGCACGAAGAATTTTCACCGCCAGGCTCCGGTCCTAAAAGAAAGCCTGGTATTCGCATCGCCGCGTGATACTGCGGCATAACAACGAAAGGGAAAGCAATGCATTCACTTGCGTATCAACACAATACCGGAATACACCCGGGAGCGATGATAAACCGCGCTCAAGCTAAGGCGGCGCCGGACCACGAAAAGATCCGCGATGCGGTCCGCGCATGGTCGTCGGCACTGGACAATCAGGACGTCGTTTCGGCGCTGATCATCAACGAATACCGGGAGCAGGGCGGGACCGCTATCAGCTTCCCGGAAGACATCAGTCGTGCGCGTCAGAAGCTGTTCCGCTTCCTGGATAACCGTTTCGACTCCGAGCAGTACCGCGAGAATGTTCGCCAGCTGACACCGGCAATAATGGCCGTGCTGCCGGTTGAGTATCGCACTCGTCTGATCGGTGCAGATTGCAAAATGTCTCGCTTGGCTGAGGCCGAGAAAGAACTCGCAGAAGCTAAACAGGCCGTGCTGCTGGACGCTCCAGAGCATCAGAAGCTGAAAGAGGTAAGCGAGGGTATAGCGTCGCTGTTCCGCCTCATGCCGGAGCAGGTAGGACCGCTGATGACGATGGTTACGTCGATGTTGGGGGTTATGTGAGAACTACAGAAATGGCGAAAGCCGGTCTGCGCGAACAGAACCGACTTTCTGGTGCAAAAACGACAGTAGTTGCAGGAGGAATAATGGCAAAAAAACCACGCTATTTCCATACCGCTGTACATAAAAACATTACCCGTGACCGCTTTGTCCGTTCCGTTAACCCGGAAGTGGCCGAAAAGATGCGTGCCATCCTGGAAGAACTGAAACGCAAGGAGAGCGGTCGTGGATAACCTCGCAAAAGTAATACCTTTCAGGCCGTCTGTATCGGTCGTGGAGCGTCAGGTGGCAGATATCGATGATGGGTATACCCGCATCGCTAACGAGCTGCTGGAAGCGGTTATGGCTGCTGATTTAACAGCTCGCCAGCTGAAGGTCGTTCTGGCGGTGATCCGCAAAACCTACGGGTTCGGGAAAAAGTTTGACCGTATTACCAATACCCAGATTGCAGCAATGACCGGCATTCACCATACGCATGTCTGCAAGGCCAAGAACGAGATGATTGCAATGAACATCATCGTTACCAGTGGCCTGGCGATCGGGGTGAATAAGGTAATTTCTGACTGGAATTTCAGCATTAGCCAACATGGCAAAACATTAGCCGAAACAGCTAACGAAACATTAGCCAAGTCAGCTAACACCCATAAGCTAACTCAGCTAAACACAAAAGAAACTATTCAAAAGAAAGAAAGAAAAGATCCCCCTAAATCCCCCAAGGGGGAATGTGGCGGGCAGGAAGAAAAACAGGTTTCACAGAAAAAACCAGCAATCGACTATCAGGCTGTGCTGTCAGCATACAACTCCACCCTGGGAGACAGACTGCCGCAGGCAGAAGCCCTTAACGACAAACGTCGCCGTGGCATCAAGCGTCTGCTGTCTGAGCTGAAAGAACCAACGGTAGAAGCAGTTGAGAACTATTTTTCAGCGTTCTCCCGTACTGCAAAGCCGTTTTATTTCGGTGATAACGACACCGGATGGCGTGCCAGCTTTGACTACCTGCTGCGTTCCGAAACGCTGGTTAAAACGCGGGAGGGTTCACTGTGAGCAATGAAATCCTGACCGTACCTCATAACCTCGAAGCTGAGCAGAGCGTACTGGGTGGCATCATGCTGGATACAGGCAGCGAGCGTTGCCAGAAAGCCCTTGCCATGCTGAAGCCCGAATCGTTTTACCTCCGTGCACACCAGGTGATCTTTGCAGAGATGCGTGAGCTGGTGGCAAAACAGCGACCGGTAGACCTGATCACCCTGATTGAGTCGCTGGAGGCTAAAGGCCTTGAAGAGATGGCTGGCGGTTTTGCCTACATGGCTGAGCTGTCGAAGAACACCCCGAGCGCAGCGAACATCGTTCACTACGCCATAGTGGTTCGCGAGAAGGCCATGGAGCGCTACGGCATCGACATGACCACTAAGGCAACCGAACTGCTGTATGCGCGCAACGGAATGACTACCGCCGAGAAGTTCGAAGCTATCCAGAGCCTGTTCACCGAGATCAGCGATTACGCGCGAACCGGCAGAAAGACCGGGCTCCGCTCATTCCATGACGCGGTATCGGACTGGACTGAAGAATTCGACGAGCGCTGCAAGCCGAACGGCCGGAGCCGGGGCCTGTCCTCCGGACTTCCGTCACTTGACGATTTGCTGGGCGTAAAGCGCATCGTGCGGGGCAGTCTGTTTGTTATCGGCGCGCGCCCGAAGATGGGGAAAACCACGCTGTACACACAGATGGCCGTTAACTGCGCCACCGTGGAGAACGAGCCAGCATTAATGTTTTCGCTGGAAATGCCTGAAGGGCAGATGGTCGAGAAGATCACAGCCCAGCAGAGCCGCCTAACGCCAAACCTGTTCTACCCGGACATGACCAAAGAAGATTTCGGTTACCGGGGCGACTGGGACGGTGATATCCAGAAGGCGACCGGAGTGATGAGCGCGTTGATCGATACCAACAACCTGATGATTGACGACACGCCAGGTATTGGCCTGTCTCACATCGTCGCCGAGGCCCGCCGTATTAAGCGCGAGCGAGGAAAGGTTGGCATGGTACTGGTCGACTACCTGACGCTTATGACCGCCGACAAAGCAGAGCGTAACGACCTGGCGTACGGGCTGATCACCAAAGGCCTGAAGATGCTCGCGAAGGAGCTGGACTGCGTAGTCGTGCTGCTGACCCAGCTTAACCGCGATCTGGAGAAGCGTACCAACAAACGCCCGCTGCCGAGTGATTCCCGCGATACCGGGCAGATCGAACAGGACTGTGATTACTGGCTGGCCATCTACCGAGAAGGTGCCTACGACGAAACAGCAAACCAGAGCGAAACAGAGCTACTGCTGCGTCTGAACCGTCACGGTGAAACCGGTGTGGTGTTCTGCCAGCAGCGCCACGGCGCGATTTATGACTGCGACCAGGAAGCTGCCAGTCAGCGCCGTCGCGAGAAAGAAGCGAAACCTGCACAGCGAGGCGGATTCTGATGAAAGGTAAACAGGCAATTCTGCGTTATCTCGAAACGCACCGGACCTTCACCGCGAAGGATGTTTCCGCCGAGTGCGGAATGACCATCAACTGCATCACGAAGAACGCTATCGATCTGGAGCGGGCCCGCAAGATTGTCCGGGTGAGCAAGGTCTGGCGAACGGTGACTTATCGCCTGGCGACGCCGGAAGAACAGGCTGGTACGGCGCGCAGCTGCACCAACGGAATATTTCAGGAGTGCCGCAACAGCGCGGCTATGAAGCGAGTATTGATGGTTTGGGGGAGGGTAGGGGTATGAAACCGAGTTATGAAGAACTGGAGCGCAAGGTGGAGCAGCTGGCTGCGGAGAATGCTGGGCTGAAGGCTGCCTGCGAACGAGTTTCGATGTGGAATGATTTTCCCCAGGCAACTCTAAGAAGCACAGGGGAAGTGGTGCCTTACGTTGTTGCATATGGCTCAAACGGCGAGCGCGATTATATGCGCAATATTGCTGCAACTGCTGTACTTAAATACACCTCGGAAACGGACGCTTTCCTGGCTGAAGTGCGAGCCAGCGCAATCAAAGATGCGCTTAAATCGCTCGATGGGGTGTTTGACAATGACTGTGTTATGGAGTCGAACGGCATCAGCTATGAAGACGCAGAGCATCGCACAGCAGGAGCTTACGCAGTTTCAAAGGCTCTCGAAGAGTTCGCCGACCAAGTTCGCAAAGGAGTGCAGTCATGAGCAACTCTATCGACGCGCACCTCACTGATGAGGTAATCAATGCAGCTTTCGAAAATACGAATTTCGGGCGCACTGATTTCCGTACCATCCTGGCTGAAACAGTCTTGAAGCGTGCTGCTGGGTATCACTCAGGATGGACAGCAACGACAATATGCACGCGCCTTGGATTGCTCGGCAAGCAGGAGCGGCCAACTAAGCTCGGGATGACGTTTGCTTTCCACCACTACTACAAGCCATGTGTGCGTGAAGCATTGATGCCGGATAACAGCCTTGAAATCTGGGAAAAACTTGGAGCACAGGAGGCCGCCCAATGAGCAACATCGACAAACAGGCTGTGCAAGCAGTTTCTGATTTGAAGGCTGGTTACACTCTCGGTCACGCTGATGTGTCAATCCTGAATGAGCTGGCGCGTATCGCGCTGGCATCGCTCGAAGCGGAGGCTGTAGCCTGGCTGTGGTCACACAGGAAACACCCGAGCGAAGTGTCTCTCGTTAGTCCTGAAGACGATGAGCGAGCAGGAGGCGCTCATTGGTCCGGGTGGAGTTGTCAGGCGCTATATGCAGCACAGCCAGCGCCGGTATCTGTGCCTGATGAAGCCACTCCTGAGAATATTGAAATCCTCGCCAGTACATTCGCGCCACGCGGCGTTACCTACCAGTGGGATAGAGATGAGTGCAATGCAGCAGCTGATTCTTGGAACGCCTGCCGCGACGCCATGCTTCATGGAGGTAAATCATGACTATTAAACCAGTGGCCGACCTGTACTCAATTTCCGTTCCTGGCGGGCGCTCGACCACTTACTCTACTGATGCGGAGGAGGCCTCGGATTGTAGGGCTATGGGATGGGAAGTACAAGAATACGTGAAGCTGGAGCGGTCCGAGGAAACTCTGCAACGCGAGGTATGCAAAATCGTTGACGGCCACGATCGGATGCAAAAGAAACTGAAAGAGACTGAGGCAAAGCTGGAAGCCACAGAGAAGCGGATTGCTGAGTTGTCACACCATCTCCAGTGCGCGCACGCCTTTATCGAACATACAGAGGCGTTTGGACACGAAGCATCAAACGGGATTCTGTGCTGTGGTGATGCGCAGTGGAATATTGATGCGTCTAAGTTGGTGCTGGCAGCAGCCGGTAAAGGAGAGGCATCATGAGCACGTACACCAAAGAGCAGTTAATCGCCCGCATTCACCAGGTAACGGCAATAAATAAATACCGCATTAGCAGAGACCCTGGCGCTGATGGTTTGGCGATGGATAACGAGTTGTTAGCTATCGCGCTGGCATCGCTCGAAGCGGAGCCTGTGTGCGTCATCGACCAGGCTAATCTTGATTATCTCAAATCTGGCTCTGATGCCGATGTATGGCCAGCTTCCAGAACAGAGATGGGTGATGTGCTTCTGTATCGCGCCCCCACGCCAGCGCCTGTAGTTCCTGACATGAAAGAACTCGTCGCGATTCTCGACTGGATATTGATGCTTCCATGTCCGACGCCAAAAGCCACTCTGATGACTAGGCGTCTGGCAGTAGTGATAGACGCCTGCCGCACCGCCATGCTCAATGGAGGTAAATCATGAAGCTATTACCTTGCCCATTTTGCGGCGGTGAACCAGAAGAAGACGGCGGAATGTTCTTTGAATTCTACGGCCATGAGCGTCAGGACTATTCTATAGCCTGCAAGAAGTGTGGAGCGGAAGTGTGCTGTAATGTTGGCGAGCATGAGGGTGCTGACGTACCGTGCTCGTGTCACCACGACACCAGGAAAATATGCGCAGAGAAATGGAACCGCCGCGCCGCCATGCTTCAGGGTGCCGAAAACGCCGAGTCGACCACCACCATGCAGACCGCGCCAGATCTGGATTCTTCGCCAAAAATTGCCGAGTCGCCCAGCGGCAACTCTCCGGTGATTCCGGATGGTTGGGTGATGGTGCCGATTGAGCCGACTGAAGATATGATCGTTAACGGGTTCGAGTCGGAGCCAGATGAAAGCTTTAGCGATGAGAAGGAAAGGGAAGCGTACGACGCTATGAGTGGGTGCCAGCAGGCGGCGCACCGCGCGAAGCTGTGCTGGGCTGCGATGATTTCGGCAGCACCAAAGCCAGATGTGCGGTAATGCCTATCAATAATCACGGCGTGTGTGAGAAATGCCTTTAAACAATATTATGCTATTGAAATAAAACGATTATTTTGTAAATTGGCTTTCCCTCCGGATTTGAATTGGTACCATCATAGTGAAGTTAAATTCAAACCGGAGGGTGTTATGGTCTGTCCTGAATGTGGTTCAACCGCTATCGGAAAAGAGGTTACTCGCAGAGGGTGGAGTGGCGACTACGCTTGCCATCAATGCGGATGCAACAATGCAAAAGATGCATTTGAAAGTGAGAATAAATCGAAGGAGAAAGCGCCAACATTGAAGTTAAAAAAGAAAGCCTCACCCATTTGATTTTGTAAAATCATCAAGCCATAATCATGTCATCGGAGCCTGAACAACTCCGGTGACTTCTGCGCATTTAAGGGGACTTAAATGCGACCACAATCTGAACTCATCACCTTGTCACAGATGCAGAAATGCACCTGCGATTTTCTTCATTCTGCGTTACCTCTCGGAGGTGGCGTATGAAGCAGCACTACTGCATCGTCAATGACACCGTTAAAGAGAACCTCATCGCGTACATTCGCACCCTGCCGGTAAACCCTCGCGCGCCGATGGTGGTCGAGGCCAGGGAAGAGACGCGAACCGATAAGCAAAACCGTCTTATGTGGCCGCTGCTGAAGGATCTGTCTGACCAGGTTGTCTGGCACGGCGAAAAGCTGACCCGCGAGGAATGGAAGGACCTCATCACCGTTCTGGTGAATCAGACTCAGGACCAGGAGCAGAAATCCGCGCCGGGCATCAACGGCGGCCGCGTTTATTTCGGCGTCCGCACATCCAAATCCAGCAAGCGCTACATGGTCGATGTCATCGAGGCGATTTACTGGTTCGGCACCGACCGCGGCGTGAAGTTCTCTGAAGCATCCAGTAAGCGCATTGCCTGGGCGCAAGAGTGGAGGGCTTCCCGTGGGTAGTCCTCTCGCACGCGTCATCACCAACGAAATCTTCCGCGTTCCGGCGCGCCGCCAGCGTAAGCCCGCGGTTAAGCCGTCTGATATCCCGACCTTGAAAGGCTACACCGCCCGTCTGGTGGATCAGAAATGGCTGCGTCTCGCAGCGAGGAGAAAATCCGCATGAGCATGTATCAACGCATTAATGGCGCTGACTGGCGCAATATCTTCGTCGTGGGCGATCTGCATGGGTGCTACACGTTGCTGATGAGTGAGCTCGAAAAAGCTTCGTTCGACCCGGCGCGTGATTTGCTGATCTCGGTTGGAGACCTTGTTGACCGCGGCGCGGAAAACGTCGAGTGCCTGGAACTGATTACTATGCCGTGGTTCCGGGCTGTGCGCGGAAACCATGAGCAGATGATGATTGATGGCCTTTCGGAATTTGGAAACGTCGTTCACTGGTTGGCAAATGGTGGCGGATGGTTCTTCAATCTCGACTATGACAAAGAGGTGCTGGCTAAGGCTTTGGTCCACAAAACGGCTGATCTGCCACTCGTCATCGAACTGGTTACCGGCGATAAGAAGGTCGTCATATGCCACGCTGACTATCCGCACAACGAATACGCATTCGATAAGCCAGTACCAGAAGAAATGGTGATCTGGAACCGCGAGCGGGTTAGCGACGCTCAGGACGGCATTGTCTCGCCGATAGCCGGTGCTGATCTGTTTATCTTCGGCCACACCCCTGCGCGCCAGCCCCTGAAGTATGCCAACCAGATGTATATCGATACCGGTGCCGTGTTCTGCGGAAACCTCACACTGGTACAGGTTCAAGGTGGTTCCCATGCGTAAACCATCCCACCGTAAGTGCAAAGTATGCGGTGAATACTTCGTGCCGAAATTCCATGACATCCGGATCCGCTGGTGCTGTCCGGAGCACGGCGCAATCCTCGCGATGGAAGAACGCGAAAAGGAGAAGGTGAAAGCCGCGGCTAAGCGCATCAAGGAGCGCAAAGAGAAGGAGCGCGCGGAACGCCGGGATCTGAAAGCAAGAAAGGTGGCACTAAAAACGAAACCTCAGTGGAGAGCTGAAGCACAGGCGGCTTTCAACCGGTATGTCCGTCTGAGGGATGCCGGTAAGCCATGCATCAGTTGCGGTCGTCTACCAGAGCAGAAGTTTGGCGGAACCATGGACTGCGGCCACTACCGCACCCGTGGAGCTGCCGCGCATCTGGCTTTCAACCTTCACAATACCGCATCCCAGTGCGTCTATTGCAACCGTGATCGGGACGGCGCGCAAAAGGCATTTGAACAGGGCCTTATTGAGCGCATTGGTGCCGAAAAAGTTGAGGCGATAAACAACGACAATTCCGTCCGCCGGTTCGACATCCAATACCTGCAACGCATCAAATCCATTTTCACACGCAAAGCCCGCGCGCTGGAAAAACGCCGGGCCCGCCGACAGGAGGCCGCATGAACCATACCGACTTCCTCCGGTACCAGGCCGAAAGCGTTAAGCGCGCCAACCTGCCGCCAGTAGCAAAGCACAGCCAGACCAAAACCAATCAGCCACATAAGGAAGCCGCATGACTATCAACTTATCGTATGTACGCCAGCAGCTCATCCTTGCCACTGCTGATATGAGCGGTGCGACGAAAGGCCAGTTGATGGCCTGGCTGGAGAATGCTCAGTTCGATACCAAGACCTTTAAGCGCAAAAAGCCGCGTGTGATGGATGAGGTGACCGGGAAAATGATTACCCTGGATAATCCACCGATACCAGGTAAACAGTCACGCGCCAAGGGATCGCACATCCCTCTGGTTAATCACGTTGAATACTGCACTGCATCATGGCGCCGCGCTGTACTGTCGCTGGAGGGCCACCAGAAAGCATGGCTGCTCTGGAACTACAGCGAGAATACCCGCTTCGAGTACCAGGTGGCGATAACTCAGTGGGCATGGGCGGAGTTCCGGGAACAGCTGGGCGCGAAGAAGGTGGCTGGCAAGACGATGGAGCGCCTGAAGAAACTTATCTGGCTGGCGGCTCAGGACGTCAAATCGGAGCTTGCGGGCAAGGATGTGTATCAGCATCAGGACCTGGCGGCTCTGTGCGGCGTTAAGCCTGATAACTGGTGCCATAACTACGCCGACTACTGGCGGGCCATGTGTACCATCTTTAAGCGGCTTGATGGCGATTCTCTTCTCTGCACTGTGAGAACACGATCACAACAAAAGTCGACTTTTTCGCAGCAGGGTATTGCAAAAGTCAATTAAATAGCATACATTTCATGTAAATCTGATATCGTCGCCATAGCTTCGTAGGTCGACAAAGAATTGAGAGCCTCGCCATCGTGCGGGGCTTTGTTTTTTGTGCTTTCTGTAAACCAAGTGGTCGTTAAAAGTTAAAAATCATTTTTTACTTATGTAAAATGTGGCCTCCAGTTATAACAGAGAGTCCTCATCATGAAGAACTTCCAGCTTTATGTTGGCGGCACTAACAACATCACCTATCGTTACGAAATCAAAAAGGTGGATGATGCTTTTAGTGTTCGAATATTCAATGTCATAAACAAGGTGCACAAAGAGGTTGGTAGCAAGTCGCTTCGCTTTGTGTCAGCTCATGATGTTATTGATGAGTGCACATCGCATTACAGGAAACACGCTGAAGGCTTCAGAGGCTTTATACGTGGCTTCATGGTGCGGTGAAGGTGCAACTCAACAAACAGGTCGCTCAAGCGGCCTTTTTTATTGCCTGTAGCTCAGAGGAAAGAGCACCCGCCTTCTAAGCGGTTGGTCGCTGGTTCGAATCCAGCCAGGCGAGCCAAACCCAGCCAGGGTATTTACGGCCAGAGAGCCGACATTGCCTTACACTCATCTTCCCGGCCTGTCGCCGGGTTTTTTATTCAGGCCGCAGACAATCAATTCCAGATGCCCCGTAGCTATCGTGTCTGACGGCCTTTCCCACTACACGAACAGCACCCGCTAACTACGCGAGGTGAGAGCATGTATCGCATGGAAAAAATAACCACTGGTGCTGCTTATGGCGCTTCAGCCGGGAGCATCCTAAACGGCATGCTGAATGCCTACAGCCCCGAGCAGTGGAACGCTATCGGCGTGCTGGTGGGTATCATCATTGCCGTACTGACGTATCTGACAAATCTCTATTTCAAGATCCGCGAAGACAACCGCCGCAGCAGGAGCCGAGATGAACCCAACGTTGAGGAATAAGCTGGTTGGTGCCATTGTCGGCGGATCCGGAGCAATCACCATTGCTGCAGTAATGCTGGGCAATGCTGATGGGCTGGAAGGGCGGCGTTATTACGCCTATCAGGATGTGGTCGGCGTCTGGACCGTTTGCGATGGGCACACCGGTACCGACATTCGCCGCGGCCACCGCTACACCGACAAAGAGTGCGACAACCTGCTGAAGGCAGATCTGCGAAAGGTGGCAAACGCCATCGACCCGCTGATCAAGGTTCGCATTCCTGAGCCTACCCGAGCCGCGCTTTACTCCTTCACCTATAACGTTGGCTCTGGTGCTTTTTCCAGCTCGACGCTGCTGAAGAAGTTGAACGCCGGAGACGTGCCGGGGGCATGCAAAGAACTGCAGCGCTGGACATATGCCGGTGGCAAGCAGTGGAAGGGGTTGATTACCCGACGCGAGATTGAGCGTGAAGTTTGCGAGTTGGGCCAGAAATGAGCCGATTAACCGCAATCATCTGTGCTGTCGTTATCTGCCTGCTGGTTTCAATGTCCTGGGCGATTAACCACTACCGCAACAACGCCATCACCTACAAAGACCAGCGCGATAAAGCCACTGAGAAACTCAGCTTGGCTAACGCCACCATCAAAGACATGCAGACCCGCCAGCGCGATGCAGCTGCGCTGGATGCCAAATACACCGGAGAACTGGCTGATGCGAAAGAAACCATTGAGCGTCTGCATAGCGATGTCATTGCTGGCCGTAAGCGGCTGCAGCTCAACGCAAACTGTCCCACTAACGGAACGGCCAGCACCGGCGGCCTGGGCGATGCTACCGGCCCCCGACTTACTGACTCCGCTGAACGGGATTATTTCACCCTCAGAGAGCGAATCGTCACAGTGACGAAGCAGGTCGGTTATCTGCAGGACTACATCAAAGAGCAGTGCCTCAAATAACAGCCTCGCATTCGCGGGCTTTTTTATGCGCATCGCAGCGCATTACCAACCGAGAGCCTATAGGAAGCGAGCCTGAGATAAATCGTTATCTCTCGGGGCGGCTTATCTATGCGAACAGGCTCGCAACTTATAGGTGATTTATGAAGAAGTTGATGACTACTGCCTTTGTATTCGTTCTGGTCTGGGGGCTGTTTGGCCTGCTGGTCTACGCGACATTACAGGGCAACCATTCACTGATGAGCATCGTCGTGGCGGCATATTGGGCAATCATCGCACTTGCATGCTTCATCTCGCCTCTGTTCCTTGTGGCTGTATTCATGGCCGGGAAGGAGATTGACCCCATGGAGCGTGCCAAGCTGTTAATCCCTCTAAAGGAATATTACAAACGCAAGGGCGCGATCAGAAGGCTCATTGGACTTGTGACTATGGCGGCCATCTTCGTCATGCTGTCTTACTCCGGATGGGTATTCACGTCGCTGTTTTACATCCTGGCATGTGGCTTTGTAACGCTGCTCAATTCGGTCGGCAGGGATAAGTTCGAAGAACTGACAGGGCACATCGTTAAGTTGTGATTCATTACAGAAGCTCTTCACTGAGGGGCTTCGATAATGATCTGTGTAACCCCGCAAGGATGGTGATCACATCTTGCTGACGGGTAAGCCGTAAGTGGCTAAGCACTTCTGAGAAGCAGGGCAACAGCTGCGACAAGGCAAAGAGGTAATCATGTCCGACATCTACCAAATCACGCTAACCACCCAAACAGGCGAAACCTTCACGGGCAAGATGTCACGACGTCAGCCTGAGCTGGTTAACGGCTTCGTGCCGCTAGCGACCGAGACGGGCCAGTGGCTGTACTTCGCTCCAGGTGATGTAAAGCGCGTGCAGTTCACTCCAGTACCGGCTGAGGAAGCTCCAGCAGAAACTGAGGGGTCCGCACCATGAAGAGCGTATTTATCCCGGTAACCCTGAGCCTGGATGTTTCAGCGGCGGGCGAAGAGGCTCGAGCTGTAGCCAGCGAGTTGCTGCGCCGAACCTATGGCCTTAGCCCGCGCATCTCTGAAGTAGAAGCGCTTCGAATCATTCTGGTCGACATGACCCGGGATTACCTGAAGGCCAAGAGCAAGGCAGAACAAACAACGGAGTAACCCATGGCTAACGATGACGAGCGCAGGCCATATCCGCCAGTAAACTTCATCGCCTCCGACAACTGGCAGCCATACACCAGGTTGATCCCCGCCAACGAAGTGCATGAGTGGATAAAACGCCAAATCCTCAGCGATACCGGAAGTATCCATAACCCTGACCACGAACACCTCTTAGAGGCTGACCTCTGCTTTATGTGGGCGTCCGATTCGTTCGCGAAGAAAGGGCGTTTAGTCCTCGGTCAGGCCGAGCAGGTAATGCTCCGCGCCGGTGGTTGGCAGAAAGCCAGAATGGAACAGCAGATGCATGAATGGTTCGGGCGCATCCCGAAGTTCATCATTACGCTGGCGGCCGATTACTGCTCACAATGCAGTGACCTCGAATTCTGCGCACTGGTAGAGCATGAGCTTTACCACATTGCCCAGGCCACCGATGATTTCGGCGCGCCTAAGTTCAACAAAGAGACCGGGCAGCCAGTGCTTACACTGCGCGGACACGACGTCGAAGAATTCACTGGTGTCGTACGTCGATACGGTGCCAGCAAAGAAGTACAGGAGCTTGTTGATGCGGCCAATGCGCCAGCAGAAGTGGCTCACATCGATATATCCAGATCATGCGGGACGTGCATGTTAAAGCTGGCGTAACGCTTTATTCAGATTGTCATGGAGGTAGCCTGTGGCAGCACTATCGACAGAGGTTAAAGCCTTCATCGTTCAATCACTCGCCTGCTACGAGACCCCGGTAAAAGTCATTGAGCTTGTAAAGGCTGAATATGGCATTGATGTCTCACGGCAGCAGGTGTCGCAATATACGCCAGGCAACGCAATGGCGGCCAAGTTGAGCCAGAAGTGGATTGACCTGTTCAACGCCACCCGTAAACGATTCCAGAATGAGATCGCTGACATCCCGATCGCAAATAAAGCGTACCGGTTGCGTGTCCTCGACCGAATGGCGACCAATGCTGAAAAGATGAAGAACTACGGCATGACCTCGCAGCTTATCGAGCAGGCCGCCAAAGAAATGGGCGATGCCTACACCAATCGCCAGAAAGTCGAGCACACAAGCCCTGATGGCAGCATGACTCCGCAGCCGACAATCATCCAGCTACTACCTGTTGAGCCGAAAGCATGAGTAACGCCGTTCAACTGCCGATCCCCGCGAAGCTTGCGCCGCTGTTCACCGCCGTGAATAAACGTTACCGGTGCTCGCACGGTGGGCGTGGTAGTGCCAAGACGCGCACATTCGCGCTGATGACTGCCGTAAAGGCGTATCAGTCGATGATGAACGGCGAGAGTGGCGTGGTGCTCTGCGCTCGTGAGTTCATGAACTCTCTGGAAGAGTCGAGTATGCAGGAGGTGAAACAGGCGATCCTGTCTGTTCCATGGCTGGCTTCCAACTTTGATATCGGCGAGAAGTACATCCGCACCATCGACAAAAGCGTTAACTACGTGTTCTGCGGCCTGCGGCATAACCTCGACAGCATCAAGTCGAAAGCGCGCATCCTGCTCTGCTGGGTGGACGAGGCTGAATCAGTCAGTGAAATAGCTTGGCAGAAGCTGAGTCCGACCGTTCGTGAAGAGGGATCAGAGATTTGGGTGACGTGGAACCCGGAGCGAGATGGCAGCGCCACGGATAAGCGTTTCCGTAAAGAGGCTGGCGAAGACTGTGTCACCGTTGAGATGAACTACACGGATAACCCGTGGTTCCCTGACGTGCTGGAAGGCGAGCGACAGAACGATGCGCGCCGCCTCGATCCGGCAACATACGCGTGGGTTTGGGAAGGGGCTTACCTCGAAAACTCCGATAAGCAGGTGCTGGCCGGTAAATACCGGATTGCTGAGTTCTCGGATAACCTCTGGAAAGAAGCCGAGCGGTTGTTCTTCGGCGCTGATTTCGGTTTCGCCAAAGACCCTAATACTCTGGTGCGGTCGTTCATCCTGCACAACCGGCTGTACATCGAGTACGAGGCATACGGTCAGCAGACAGAGCTCGACCACATGCCAGAGCTATACGACACAATTCCCGGATCGCGTGACTGGCCCATCAAGGCCGACTCCGCACGACCTGAGACAATCAGCTATCTCAAGCGCCAGGGCTTCAACATCTCGGCTGCCGAAAAATGGCAGGGGAGCGTTGAGGACGGGATCGCACATCTTCGCGGATTCGACGAAATTATTATTCATCCGCGCTGCAAGAACGTGGCGCGTGAGGCCCGCATGTGGTCGTACAAAACGGACCGCATCACCGGTGAGGTGTTGCCGAAGCTTGCCGATGGCTATGAGCATTGCTGGGACGGTATTCGCTACAGCCTCGACGGACACATTAAGCGCAAAGGTCAGATGGCCGGGATGATGATTCCGAAACGCCTTCGCTAACCAAACGGACAAACCATGACTGACAAATTAACTCTCGCCGTCAACCATGCGTTGGCCGTCAACAATGCCTTGAACGACGCCAGGTTTGCACGTGCCCGTATGGGGCTGATGGCCCCTACAATGGGGCTGGACAATAAGCGCCATTCTGCATGGTGCGAGTATGGATTCCCTGAGCAGGTCACCTACGAAAACCTCTACGCCCTGTACCGGCGCGGTGGTATCGCTCACGGCGCAGTTGAGAAGTTGGTGGGCAAATGCTGGCAGACGAACCCGGAAATCATCGAGGGTGATGACGCCGACGAGAGCGAAGACGAAACCGTCTGGGAGAAAAAGTCCAAACAGGTATTCACCAGCCGGTTCTGGCGCTCATTCTCTGAGGCAGATCGCCGCCGTCTTGTCGGTCGTTATGCAGGCATCCTTCTGCACATCCGCGACGAAAAAGACTGGAGCCTACCGGTAACCAAAGGCCGGGGCCTTCAGAAAATATCCGTGGCATGGGCCGGATCGCTTACGGTGAGCGAGTGGGACACTGGACTTAACTCGCAGACGTACGGACAGCCGAAAATGTGGCAGTACGCCGAGCGGTTGCCGAATGGCTCAAGCCGCCGCGTCAATATCCACCCTGATCGCGTTTTCATCCTTGGCGATTACTCAGACGATGCTATTGGCTTCCTTGAGCCAGCTTATAACGCCTTTGTGAGCCTGGAAAAAGTAGAAGGAGGGTCTGGCGAGTCATTCCTGAAGAACGCCGCGCGGCAGCTTAATGTCAACTTTGAGAAGGAAATCGACTTCAACAATCTTGCGTCGCTTTATGGCGTGAGCATTGACGAGCTGCAGGATAAGTTTAACGACGTTGCCGGGGAAATGAACCGCGGCAATGATGTTCTGATGACAACCCAAGGGGCCACAGTCACACCGCTGGTAACTGCTGTCGCAGATCCGTCAGCGACCTATAACGTAAACCTGCAGACCGCCGCCGCTGGAGTTGATATCCCGACGCGCATCCTGGTTGGTAACCAGCAAGCTGAGCGATCCAGCACCGAAGATCAGAACTACTTTAATGCTCGTTGTCAGTCGCGTCGCTTAGACCTCGCTTTCGAGATAGAGGACTTCTGCGACAAGCTTATCGACCTGCAGATCGTCGACCCAGTCAGCCAGAAGGCTGTTATATGGGATGACCTTAACGAGCAGACCGGTACTGAGAAGCTCACCAACGCTAAGACCATGGGCGAGATTAACCAGACCATGCTGGGCGGAGGTGATGCCCCGGCATTCAGCCGTGAAGAGATTCGTACAGCTGCAGGCTATGACAGTGACGACGAAGAGCCGTTAGGAGAAGAGGATGGCGACGAAGAAGACGAAGCCACCGATTCTGCCGCGTAACTACCAGGATCCGACCGGAGCTGATGCGCTCGAACGCCGGGCAATGAAAGACTTTGCCAGGCGGATGAATAAGATTGGCAAAGCGTACAAATCAGCACTCGACAAAATACCTTCCTCCCTCGCAGTAAACGCCAGATATGAATATCAGCTAAACCCAACGCTACTCTCCATCATCCTGAATGATACCAGTTATCTGGTGGATCAGGTGCTGCTTGAAGGTGGCGATTACGACCTGTGGTTTTACGAGTACATCGACCTGGCATCGGAGAAAGGGACCGGGCAGTCGTTCTACAACCTCAGCCAGCAGTCGCCGGTGTACGCCGCTGGTCGTGAGTCGTTAGCGTCCATCCTCGCAAGCGACCCGTATCAGCAACGCATGGCGCTGGTGCATGCGCGTGTGTTTGAGGAAATGAAGGGGCTGACAGCTGACGTTAAGCGCGACATGGCGCGTGTTCTTACTGATGGTGTTGGGCGCGGGCTCAATCCGCTGGACATTGCCCGCAACCTGACAGACCAGACCGGCATCGAGAAGCGCCGGGCAAACCGTATAGCACGCACCGAAGTGACTACCGCGCTGCGACGAGCTAAGTGGGATGAAGACCAGGAGGCGAATGACCTCTTCGGCCTGAAAACGCTGCTGGTTCATATCTCGGCGCTGTCACCGACAACGCGACATACCCACGCAGTGCGCCACGCCCACCTCTACACCAACGAAGAGGTCCGCGACTGGTACAGCAAAGATGGCAACTCCATCAACTGCAAATGCAGCCAGCAGTCGGTGCTGGTGGATGCGGACGGTAAACCGGAATACCCGGACACCATCACGAAACTCAAACAGGAATATAAATCGATGCAGGCGCGCGGTTACGCCTGGGCGGAGAAATAACTATGCCTATGCAGGTCAACATCACCACGAAGGTGAACAGCCAATCTATCCGGCGCGAAACATACAACGGGCGTGAGCATCTGGTGCTGCCGAGTTACACACTTCCTGCGAACGTCGTCATGAATGGCGGCTTGTACACGCAAGAGCAAATCGACGCCCACTATAAGGGACTGGAAGGCACCCTGGCGCCGCTGGGGCATCCTCAGGTTAACGGTCAATTTGTGTCTGCATTCTCCCCAGAGGGGATTAACGCAGGCCATATCGGCGCCTGGAACCGCAACGTTAAGAAGTCCGGTAATCGTATATACCTCGAAAAGTGGGTAGATGTGGCCCGCGCCAGTGAGTCGGAAGGCGGAAAAGAACTGCTTGAGCGCGTGGCCGCGATTGAACGAGGTGAAGACGTTCCGCCGATTCATACCAGCGTGGCCGCTTTCCTCGATCAGCTTGAGCCGAACGATCAGCAGCGCGCAACGGGTGCCGAGTGGGTAGCAGATATCCACGGCATGGACCACGACGCGATCCTGTTGCACGAAATCGGAGCTGCCACCCCTGAGCAGGGCGTTGGCCTGATGGTGAATGCCGATCTGGCTCAGCCTCTAAAGGCGAACTCCGGTGCGCTGGTTGGCGAATCCTACCGGGAGCGCGAGCAGCGTCTCGATCGCGCAGCCAAGGCGAAGTTTGCGCCGGGAACTAATGAATACGCCTGGGTTGCTGACTTCACTGATTCGCAGGTAGTGGTCGTACGAAATGGCGGCGATGCGCAGGTTTATGGTTATTCCGCTGATGGCGGAAAGATAACGATCGACGATACCGGCACCGTAGTAGCGCGCCAGGAGTCGTGGGTGGCCGTTGTCGCCAACAAATTCAAATCTCTATTCACACCGCAGGAACAGCCTGCACCAAACCACAAAACGGAGGGCGACATGCCTTTAACCAAAGAAGAACTGGACCAAATCGGCAGCATGATCGGCCAGGCTGTTGCGACCAACACGGAAGCGGCTATTAAGCCTCTCGCGGAGAAGGTTGATGCGCTGCAGGCCAATCAGAAGCAGCTCGCAGAAACCCTGACCGCCAACTCCCGCGCTGAAGAGAAGTCAAAGCGCGAGGCGGTTGCCAAGGTGCATGGCGATATCGTGGCTAACGCGCTGTCTGGTGAAGCTCTGGACGCGATGTTTAAGTCGCTTGGCGAAGCTGCGCCGCTGGGCACCAACAATGCACAGCAGCACAAAGAAACCGGCGCACCTGCCGCAGATGAATACTTCAAGTAAGGAGCCGGAATAATGCCACGTTATCGTCGCGTTAATATCGACGGTCAGTCTCTGTACAAGACCGAAACTCGCACCACGGCCGCCGCGCTACTTCCTGGTACTGCGGCAACTATCAACTCATCCGATAAATTCGCCCAGGCCACTGCGCTGACCGGCCGCCTGTACATCATCGATGTCGGTTACCACCAGGGCCTGACTATCACCGAAGCAATCCCTGCAGGTGATTCAGCAGTCGGCAACTACGTCGAAGAAGGCCGTGAGCTGGCGTTGCGTTGCCTGCCTGGTGCTTACAAGAAGGACAGCCCGATCAAGCTGGGAACTGCCGGTCAGTTCACCCTTGCCACCTCCGAAACTGATTCAGTGATCGGCTACAGCCAGGATGAATACACCATCGCGGCCAGCACCACCGACTTCATTCGCGTGCGCATGCGCGTTGGCACTGTCGCCGCAGCTGGCGCGTAACAAAAGGACAAACACATATGTACTTCTCTAAAGAGACGCTGGCGACTAACTCCCGCCTCGGCGGTCACTGGAACGAGCTGTGGGCAAACCGCAACATGTGGAACCTGCAGAACGATTCCGTCATTGCGGCTAACCGCGCAATGATGACGCCTGAAATGCTGGCCTGTAACGCCGTAGGTGGTTTCTCCCGCGACTTCTGGGCTGAGATTGACCGCCAGGTGCTTCAACTTCGCGATCAGGAAGTCGGCATGGAAATCGTGAACGACCTGATCGGCGTTCAGACGGTGCTGCCGGTCGGTAAAACAGCCAAGCTCTATAACGTGGTAGGCGATATCGCTGACGACGTGTTAGTAAGCATCGATGGCCAGGCACCGTTCTCCTTCGACCACACCGACTACGCGAGCGACGGCGACCCGATTCCGGTATTCACTGCCGGTTACGGGGTTAACTGGCGTCATGCTGCTGGGATGAACTCTGTGGGCATTGACCTGGTGCTGGACTCGCAGATGGCGAAGATGCGCAAGTTCAACCAGAAGCGCGTTAACTACTACCTGAATGGCGACTCAAAAATTCAGGTTCAGTCCTACCCGGCTCAGGGCATCAAGAACCACCGAAACACCAAGAAGATTAACCTCGGTTCTGGTGCTGGTGGTGCGAATATCGACCTAACCACCGCTGACATGACTGCGATCTTTGCGTTCTTCGGTAAAGGCGCATTCGGTACCACCGCACGCACGAACAAAGTCGCCACTTACGATGTGATGTGGGTTTCTCCGGAAATCTGGGCGAACCTGGCACAGCCGTACGTGGTGAATGGCGTTGTAAGCGGCACTGTATTGCAGGCGGTTCTTCCGTTCGCGCCGGTGAAAGAAATCCGCATGAGCTTCGCGCTGACTGGTAACGAGTTTATCGCGTACGTTCGTCGCCGTGACGTGATCTCTCCACTGGTGGGTATGGCTGTAGGCGTTGTTCCGCTGCCGCGTCCACTGCCTAACTTTAACTACAACTTCCAGATTATGTCTGCTGAAGGTCTGCAAATCACCGCAGACGATCAGGGCCTGTCTGGCGTTGTCTACGGCGCTAACCTGGCGTAAGGAAACAGCATGGCTAAATACGAAGTTGTGCGCCCATGGTTCGGCGTGAAGGTGGGCGACGTGGTGGAGTTGGAAGAGCTTCACCCGGCGCTGAAGTCTAACGTCCGTCTCATGAATGGTGAGGCCGGTGGAGAACTTACCCCGTCGACGCCTGGTGCAGGTACCGGCGAGAAATCTCGCAAAGAGATTATTCAGGACCGCCTTAATGAGTTGGGCATTGAGTTCAAAGGCACCCTGGGCGCTGAAAAGCTCAGTGAGCTGTTGCCGGATGGCGAACTCGAAAAGCTTTTCCCTGCTGAATAACAGCCGCCGCGAAGGCGGTTTTTTTATGCCCCGCTCCGGCGGGGTATTTCACGGAGTCGATAATGGTAACTCTCGAACAGGCGAAGGAGTATCTGGAGAGCCAGGGAATTACCATTCCCGATTTTGTTCTTCAGGCTCTCGTCGACCAGGCCAACAGCATTCAGGAATGTCTCGATGCGCATTATCCGGCATCGACCGCGTTGCTGATTCAGCTCTATCTACTTGCGCTTATGGGGCTCGGGCAGGGAGATAAATACATCTCCAGCCAGACGGCTCCAAGCGGGGCGTCTCGCTCGTTCCGGTATCAGTCGTTCACTGACCGCTGGAAAGCCTCAGTGAACCTGTTGCGGGGGCTGGATAAATACGGTTGTGCCACCTCCCTGATCCCTGCCGACCCTACCGCCACCCCGGCATTCGCTGGTATCTGGATCGGGAAGGGCGGCTGCATGTGCGGGGATAAGTGATGACGTACAAATCAGTTAAACACGGGCTGCCGCGCTCATTTACTCGCGTCTGGGTGATGACCGACACCGGGCGGGAGACTACCGGCTATGTGAAATCGGACGGCGAGTGGTTCATCAACTGCCCGCGCATCCGGGCGACTGGCGCGAAGGTACTGCGCTGGAAGGAGGGCTGATGTCATCGGTAGCGAACTGGTCATACACAGCCACGGCGACTATCTGGCGCAAGCTGGAAGGCAATGACGAATACGGCGATCCGCTGGGCTATGCCGAACCTGAGCAAATCCTCTGTGATTACGAGGGCGGACTCAGCAAGAAGTTAGCCAGCCTGGGCGCTGAAATCGTCGTGAAGAATACCGTGTGGACGGAGTTTGCGCTGGCGGCCGCCGGTGATTACTTGCTGATTGGCGTATCGACCGAAGCGGACCCGGTTGTGGCCGGTGCCGATGAGGTGCGACAGGTTATCCGCTACGCCGACACGTTCGATCGCCTGGCGGATGATTATGCGATACTGACAGGCATATGATTCCGGGAGGCTTTATGGATATCGACCTAATCACCATGCCTATCTCAGCGCTGGCTGTGGCTATCTCTGTGTACGCCGCTGTGCCGCTTACTGAGCAGAAGCCCAAGCAGATTAAGCGCACGCCTACCGATCAGCTTCCTCCCGAGGTGAGAAAGCTCATTGAGAACGTTGATGAGCTTGAGCTGAGAGTTAAGGACCTATGAGGTGACATATGCGGATCAGTCTGGCTGTTATAATTCTCGGTGTTGCAACTATCGCGATTTCCTCCAGAAGCATTTACGAAATGTGGCGATGGCTACGCGAAAATCATAAAAACTAAGGTCGCTCAGGCGGCCTTTTTTATTGCCTGGAGAAAACCATGGGCATCAAAGTGAAGGGTGTCAGTCAGGCAAAGAAGCACCTGAACGATGTCATCAACGACGTTAAGGGGCGCAAAGTAATTCGCGCGTTGCAGTCGGCGATGATTCTCATTGGCGCCCGGGCGGCCTATTACACCCCAATCGACACCTCCACGCTGATTAATAGCCAGTTTCGGGAAATTGACGCTGGCGGGGTGTTCATTACCGGTCGCATCGGCTACTCAGCCAACTATGCTGCGTACGTTCATGAGGCGTCAGGCAAGCTGAAAGGCCTGCCGCGCGCGCACTTTGGTACGACCCGTGCCGGGCAGCAGTTCGGTGGCGGGACCGGAACTGGCAACTACTGGGACCCTCACGGTGAACCGCAATTCCTGACCAAAGGCGCGAATGACGAGCGAGATAACGTTGATGCAGTGATGCGCAAGGAGCTTTCGCTATGACACCCATGATGCACGAGCGGGTGCGCAACATGTTCGGCGACGCCGGGCTAACTACCGGCTTTACGGTGCAGCAACTGATGTACGACGACCCGGGAGACCTGTCGAAGGCGATCATGGTGTTCAGGCCTAACGGCGGGTCGAATATTCGGACAGACCTCGGCTCTGAGTATCACGTCCTGGTCGACGTCGTCGGCGCGAAAGATAAGCGCAAGGACGCGCTCAATGCCGTGCAGCGCATCGTCGATTACGTCCAGGCCAACCCCATGGCTGACGAGTGCGTCGGCTACATCCAGAACATGGGCGCAATTCCCGCGCCGGTGCTCACAGAAGAAGGGCGAATAGTCTTCCGACTCCAGTTCGCCTGCACATACGGCGAATAGCCATCCCAACCAAATAACCCGCTCCGGCGGGTTTTCTTTTATACGTCAAAGAGGAGTTTCACATGGCTAATTGCCAGAACTCGAACGAGCGCCTGTTCGGCGGTGCGGTCGTGCTGGAGGTCGCCGATGGCTGCCCGGACGTCAAGCCACTGGAAAGTGAGTGGAAGGCGCTGGCTGCTGGTACGTCGAAGGGCTTCGACTTCAACCCGAACTCGGTTACCTCTGATGCGGATGACGGCGGCGGCTATGTCGAGACCATCATCACCAACAGTGATCTTACCTTCAGTTTTGAAGGTGAAGTGCGCAAGAAGGACAAGCTGGATCAGTACGGCGTCGGCAAATTCATTAAGTACTTTGCTGACGAGCTTGCTGCCAAGCGTCAAACGGGCATCTGGGTGCGAATGGAATATGGCCCGGTTGAATTCATCGGCTACATGAACATCACCGCGCTGAGCTCTGACGGCGGCACAAATGACATCGTCACGTTCTCTACCGAGTTCAAAGTCGGCGACGCAAGCACCATCGAAGTGAACGAAATTACTGCGGTTGCGGTGACTGGCGTGACGGTAACCCCGACAACCAGCACCGGCACGGCAGGCGGTACCAGCACCTTCACGGTGAACATCGTACCAACCGGCGCTACCAACAAAGACTTCACTGTAGCGACTACCGATGCGACCAAGGCAACAGCTACCGCCTCCGGCAATACCGTTACCGTGACGCGCGTCGCCACCGGCAGCGCGCAGATCATCATCAACACCGAAGACGGCAACTTTGTGGCCGTGCATACGGTTACCGTTACCTAACGGACATTCCAAAGGGCGGCGCGCTGCCCTTGATAATGACCGTTTACTGGAAGGCCTATGACCGCTTTAACCGATATTGGTGAACTCTCTATCAGCGACAGCCGCGAAGGCGGGAAAGATTACCTGCTGCGACCTTCATTCGAGGCTATGACGAGGATCGGCACTCCAGAAGAGATTGTGCAGGCGTACGCCATCATCCACGGCAATGATGTTGCTCAGTTGATTGAGGTATGCGCTGGCACGCTGGGGCGTTTTCCTGACTGGCTATCCCCATCATTCAACCGTGCTGCTGAGAAGCTGTTATCAACGTGCATGCTGGTGCTGCAGGCGTGCTGCGAGGAAGACCTGACGCCAATGATCGGCGAGTGGAAAGGGTGGCGACACTGCGTCGTCTACCGCCCGGGTCAGATGCCGAAGAACGACATCATCGTGCTGGCGCAGCACCTCATGCAGCACGGCGTCGTCGGAAAGGCAAAGGTTCGCCAGCTACAGCGCCACGAAACAGGCGCCAGAACTAACGAATTTAAAGCCTTCGACTATATCAGCGCGGCACGCAGCCACTTTGAAATGAACCGCGCAGAAGCCTCGCAGTTAACGATGACCGAATTTCAGATGCTGCTGGCGGCGAAATACCCTGACCAGAAAGGCTTTACTCGCGAAGAGTACGACAGCATTGCCGACGAATACCTGGCTAAACAGGCCGCTCGCAGGGCAAAAGCAAAGCAATAACCGGAGAATGACATGGCAGGTGAGAAGAACGCCGGTAGCATCGTTTATGAAATCAGCGCCGACGTTGAGCCGCTGCTGCAGGGCGGGAAACAGGCCATTGATGCTCTGGATAAACTGGATGCTGCAGCCCAGCAGTCCGGCAAGGGAATGGATAACCTCGACCAGAGTACGTCACAAACCGGAGCCGCGTTTACTGAACTGGCTGGTTATGCCAACTCAATGGATAACCAGCTGCGCAAGCTGAATACCAACGTTAGCGGCATTGCCCGCGCAATGGAAGAGGCCCGCAGCGGTACCGGCGGCGCGAGCAGTGAATTCAGCCGTGCCGAATCCATCATCGAGGCGCTGGGTAACCAGTTGGCTGTGCTGGACGAAGCGCAGGAGAATGGCGCGCGTAGTGCCGCAGTCCTGGCTGCACAGTTGCGCGCAGGTTCGAAAGCGACAGACGATGAAAAGCAGAAGATCGGCGAGTTAACCGGGCGACTCTTCGACATGAAAGGCGCTGCTGATACCTCGATGGGTAGCAATAAAGGCTGGAAGGCCAGCATGCAGCAGGCCGGGTATCAGGTTCAGGACTTCATAGTACAGGTACAGGGCGGCCAGTCTGCACTGGTTGCTTTTGCTCAGCAGGGTTCACAGCTTGCCGGGGCGTTCGGTCCTGGCGGGGCTGTGGTTGGCGCCATAATCGCTCTTGGTTCAGTCCTGGCTGGCGTGCTGATTACTTCGCTGAATGGCGGGAAAAACGCCATGGATGCGCTGAAAGACGCAGCTGAAGCGATGGATAAGGTGATCACCATTTCCTCGCAAGGCGTGGCTGCGCTTTCCGACAAGTATGCTGCCCTGGCACGCGTAAATGCCGACGTGGCAACTTTGCTACGTAATCAGGCGCTGCTCGAGTATAACCAAGCCATCTCGAAGATTCCGAAGGCCATCAGTGACGCGTCTGATGCTTTCATTACATTAGGCGATCGCGCGCTGGCGGCGGTTGGCGGAGCATCGCCAAGCATCAAGAAATTCAACGATGAGTTGTCAGCTCTTGGCGTTACCACCACTGACTGGAGTCAGGCCATTCAGCAGGCCAATAGTCAGGGGCAATATGCCTCTGGCATTGTGAATTCGCTGTCCTCAACGGTGAGCACCCTTTCTTCTCGCCTGGGCATCAGCAAGCAGTCAGCGTTTGATCTGGCAAGAGAACTATCAGACCTGAGCAACAACCCTTCCCCGGAAGCACTTCAGGAACTGGCGAAAAAACTCCAGGAAATGAAGTCCTCCTCAAAAGATGGTCAGTCAGCCATTGCTGAGTTGGCCGGTAAGCTTGTCGATCTGGCGAGAGAGGCGGCCAACGCGAAGATCAACGTCGACAGCCTCAACAAGTCCACTGACAACCTCACGGCCGGGCAGAAGAACCTCATCAAGCAGTCTGAGCGAAACCTTGCTCTGTCCAAACTACAGGGCGAGGCCCGCGCGCGGCTGCAGGCGCAATACGCTGCCGAAGATGCCGGGTTTGCGAAGGATGATCCGCACGCCAAACAGATGGAAGATGATGCTGCTGCTACGTACAAAAATACTCAGGCGCAGAAGACGCTTCAGTCTGAGCAGAAGAAGGGAGCTTCCCAGGCTGATTCTATTGCCCAGAAGTTGGCGAACCTCAAACAGCAGTCAGAACTTGCCGCCGACTCAACGAACAAGCTGAGCCGCGAGCAGGCCATCCTGGCTGCACAGCAGTCTCTCGGGAAAGGCGCCACCAAGGAACAGGTAGCTCTGGCAGGTAAGTACGCGGCTGCAAAATGGGATACGGCCAACGCCCTCAAGGCGCAGGCAGCTGCCGAGAAACTCCTTCCAGAAGCGCGCGAAAACGCCAGCTATAAGCAGGATGTTGAGGACCTGAATACGGCTCTGGCTGCGAAGAAAATCAGCCAGGAGCAGTACAACCAGACCTCAGAACGGCTGGCGGCAACGCACCAGGCTAACCTCGCGAAAATCCAGGCTCAACAGGCTGTAACGCCACAGCAGGAGGCTGTCGGCGGAGTTGACCCTGTTCAGCAGCTGGCTAACGAGAACGCCCAGAAACTCGCGCTTATTCAGTCATACGAGCAGCAGGGGCTGATTACTCACCAGAACGCCATGGCATTGCGTGCTGCAACTGACACGCAGTATGAGCAGGCGCGCATCGCTGCCCAGTGGGAGATTTTCCGCAACCAGAGTATGGGTAATGAGTTGCTGGCGGCGAGTTTTGACTCTCTCGCAGGCAATGCATCCAATGCCTTTACCGGGATCTTAACTGGAAGCATGTCGGCGCAGGAGGCTATGCAATCTCTCGCCAGCAATGCCCTGAATAGCCTGATTAACGGATTCGTTCAGATGGGCGTCGACTGGGTTAAATCTGCCGTCATGGGTGCCGCGGCGCAAACCTCTGCGATTGCTACCACCACTGCGGCGCAAACTGCTGGTTTAGCGACAACCACTGCTGCAAGCACCGCTGCGGCTACTACCACAATGGCAGTCTGGACCCCTGCGGCGGCCGTTGCCTCAATCGGTTCATTCGGTGGCGCGGCGGCTATCGGTATTGCTGCCCTTATCGCGGCTATGGCGATGGCCGGCGGCATTGCCGGGAAGCGAAAAAACGGCGGTCCGGTATCTGCAGGTCGTACGTATCAGGTGGGTGAGGGCGGCATGCCTGAAATCTACCAGGCGTCGAACGGTAGCCAGTACATGATCCCAGGCGACAACGGGAAAGTCATCAGCAACAAGCAGATGAATTCAGGTGCCGGCGGTAGTTCTGTGCCTGTCACTATCAACATTCAGAATTATACCGGAGCAACTGTCGACGCGCAGGCGACCCAGAACGGTAACGGTGTGACGATCGATATGATTGTTGCCGATATCAGCCAGGGCGGCCGCATAGGGCAGGCTATCCAGCAAAACCACCAGGCACCACGCAAAGCAAGGGGATAACATGCCAATTCCGTACCCTGACTGGTTGCCGCTGGCCCAGAAAGGGAAATCTCCAACCACCGATACCGGATTTCGCGTCGACCAGCCGACGGTCGGCGCGCCGGTATTTCAGAAATTAACCGACGACCTGAAGACGTCCTTCTCGTTGACGTGGATCTTCACACAGGATCAGCACCGGGCATTCATGCAGTGGTTGCGCAGCCCGAACTACCTTGACAACTGCAATCAGTGGTTCACGATGCCGCTTGGCACCGGTACCGGAGACACAGGCGTAGAGGTGCAGGAATTGCACTTTCTCTCCTGGCCGTCGTGGTCACAGTCTGGATCCATTTTTACGTGGAGCGGTGATGTCGTTGCGCGCGAGCTGGTTAACTCAGATGACGAGTTTGACGACATTATCGTTGAGCTTCCTCCGCCCTGGTCCTCATGGCTGGACATCATTGTCACGGGCTATCCTGACGGGCGAGACCCGGAGAGTTTACCGAAGGTGCCATAATGCCGACGCTCAGAGAATTTCAGAGCCGAAGGCCAAACCGTATCCTGTACGAAACGATCACGTTCTACAGCCCGGTCTTTGGCTATATCAGGCTCGTTAATAACCAGATTTTCCCCAAAACGCTCGGCGGCCAGGTCTACACACCATGCCGCATGGAGTTAACCGAAAGCCAGCAGAGCAACACGCCGATCCTCGACAGCACCGTCAAATTTGGCCGGATGGCGCAGGACTTCAAACAACAGCTCAAACAGTGGAAAGCCTACTCGCGCATCACGCCTATCTCGGCGACGTACCAGCAATTTGACGCGGCAGATATGTCCACGGCCATCAAGTCGTGGACACTCTACGTCAGCGACTGCTCGATGGACGACAAGGACGTGACGTGCAGCCTGACGCGCGTAAATCCGCTCAATCGCAACGTCGGGCGGCTGTACACCGTCGAAGAATATCCGGGGCTCCAGAATGCTTAAAGACGACTTCATCACCCGGGTTGAGGGCATCCCCTGGAGTAACCGCGCCTGCAGCTTTGACGCTGCTGACTGCTGGGGCCTGGTGGTCCTCTATTACCGCCACGTTCTGGGGATCGAAATTCACCAGACGTTGGATTACGAGTCCGGGCGCGACTTCATGACTTGCTATGACGCTGATGTCGTTTTCTGGCAGCCAGGAACCACGTTCACCGAAGACGGTATCTTCGTCGCCTGGGTTGGCAGCCAGCCAGTGCATGTCGGCCTGATTGTTGATGGTCGCGCGCTGCACAGCCGCGGGGAAAATGGACACGTCCGGTTCGATGCGATCAGGACCATTCAGAAGCTATTCACCAGAGTGGAGTTTTACACCTATGCCGGTAATCGAGATTCAGCGCGTTCCGGGGATGCCTAAGGACCGGGCGTTAGTTAAAACCGGCACGGTATTTTCGGAGTGGCTTGAGCAGGAAAGTTTTCACCGCGATATCCGCATCAACGTTAACGGCAAAGAACTCCAGCCCAATGATGAGCTGGAGTTTGCACTTCATGACGACGACCGGGTAATAATTTTCGACCAGCCGAAGAGCGGCGGTCTTGTCGGCACTCTGCTGAACCCGCTCGAGCACCTTAACCCGATCAAGTTCACCCAGAAGGTGCTGTCTTCGCTGATGCCGAAGCCAAACACCAACGCCGGTGCCGGAAACAGTAAGACCTCACCTAATAACAGCCTGAAGGGGCAGACTAACATCGCGCGCAATGGCGAGGCGAAGCCGGACAATTTCGGCCAGATTCGCTCTTTTCCTGATCTTGGACAGGAATCAATTTTCGAATATGACAACAACCTGAAATACATCACCGAGCTGATGGTATTTGGCCTGGGGAAATACGACGTAACGTCCGTGCGCTTCTCTGAGTCGAACCTCGGTTCTATGGCTGGGGCCAGCTACACCATTTACCAGCCAGGTGATGTCATCCCGGTAGTGAATGAGGGCTATCAGTTCGACGATGTCGACGGGCAGGAGGTACCAGGACTTAACGAGAGCGGCGATTTCCCGATCGAGACTGCAACAGCAAACACCGTCATCAGCGGTGTATACGCTGGCGGCCAGATAGCGATGAAAATCGTTAAACAGGCGGACTTCGACTACTTCGCTGACCTGACTTTCCCGCACCCGGTGACGTTCACTATCAACGTGACGTATCCGATCACCGGTGGCACTCGCACTGAAGATGTCACGCTGTCGGGGCGCCTTATCAGCTTTGCGGAGACAAACGACGGGTCTGTTGTCAGCCCTGTTTACTATTACACTTTCACTTTCGACAACCTGAATGGCCCATCTATTCCGATTCAGGATGCTACCATCAACACGACGAAGTTCATTCTGAACGATAACGCCGCGCTGATCGTCGGTCCGTTTTTCTCGCCTATACCTTCAAGCCAGCTGTGGCTGCATACTAACTCCGGGCTCGGCGGTAACAGCGAAACGAACTGGGTTGTAAACATATGGAAAGTGGACAATGACAACAACCTGATCCCCGGAACGGAGCAGGCGTTTACGTACCGGCAGACGACGCCACATGACTATATGTCTGAGACGTTTAACCGCACTGACAAGCTTACCCCAGCGGGCGGTTTTGGGCGCTATGCGATCACCTTCCAGAGGACCGATAACAGCAGCGACGCCAGTAAACTTCAGGTCGAAGAGATCCACGCAGTAAACGTCAGGACGAACGTAGTTCACGCTGAAGATTCGCTGGTAATGGTGAAGGTCAGGGCTACCGAGAACGCTTCGAGCGGGCGCGACAGAAAGTACAACGCGCTGATCACCCGCCATGTCATCAGCTACAACATGACGACGCAACAGGTTGACTACACGCTCAGGCCCTCGCGTAAATTCGCTGATATCGCGTTGTTTAACTGGCTGGTCGTCGGGCAGCAGCCGGAGTCGAGCATTGATATTTACGGTCTGTACCAGATACAGGCTCAAATCGACGCTATCGACCCGCGCCTGGGTTATTTCGATTTCACCTTTGACGATGAGGATGTGTCGCTCGGGTCGCGCATGGAGACCATCTGTGACGCCGCAAGCGTCTCGGTTTACGACGACAACGGTGTGCTGTCATTCACCCGGGACGGCAAAAAGACGTCTGCGGCCACGATATTTAACCGCTCTAATACCAGGCCTGATGGTTACTCGCTCTCCTACGACATGACGCTGCCTGGCGGCTATGACGGCGTTGAAGTGCAGTATCGCAACCCGGACACCAATAAGCAGGACTTTGTCCGGTACCGGATATCTGGAAATTCCATCATTGAAGGATCGCCGGCCAAAGCGAAGAAGTTCGAAATGCTTTACGTCAGGAATCGCTTTCAGGCCGACGAGCGCGCGCTCAGGGAATGCAAGCGGCTTATCTATTCCCGCATGACCATGCAGATCACCGCTATGGCAGACGGAGAATGGGTGAACATCGGCGATATGGTGCAGGTGCCGGACACATACGACACCAACCAGCAGGCCGGTTATATCGTGTCGAGGGTCGGGAATGACTTCGAGACGAGTGAGCGCATCAATTTCTCCGGAATCATGTTTGTGCAGGTCACGGATTCGTTCGGCGCTACCACGGCGCGATACCAGGCTTCTCCGCGTGCTGATACTGCGTTCGGCTTTACGGCAGCAATCCCGAATATCGAGCTCAATCTGTTTGATGGTTTCGATGTCCAGTCACCTTCCCGATACGTCATTGCCACGTCTCAGGAGCTTGATGCAGGGCAGTGGACTATCACCGCCAAGCAACCAGACGGCAAGGGCAGCACCTCATTAACCCTCGCTGAGTATAGCGATCTGATTTACCAATAAGACCTATCCCGATCACCTCAACCCGGCCACTGCGCCGGGTTTTTTTATGGAATCAATATGGCTACGCAACCGACGCAAGATGCTGTACCAAGTGAATCACCTCGCGACCTGAAATTTAACGCGGGGAAAATTGACGAATTCGTCACCTCATTCGTTCAGCAATACATTGACCGTTTTGGCAATGCCCATTACACGATTGAAGGGCTTAAACAGCTGGTGCTGCAGCAAATATATAACCTCGGATGGAGTCTTGCAGGGTCTTTCCAGGATGGTGGCACAGTGACGTCTGCTGGCGATCTGTTGCAGGATGAGAGCACTAATATCTGGTACCGCTGGGATGATCTCGAAACCCTGCCAAAAACTGTCCCAGCTGGCTCTACCCCAGCGTCTGCTGGCGGAGTCGGGGAAGGAAAGTGGCAGCCTGTCGATGTGAGTGACGTGCTCAGGAAGCAACTGGCACAAGACGACGGCATGAAGCTTATCGGGCAGAAAGTTAACTATGGCATTCCATCTGGCTCGAGCTTAACGAGGGGGCTTATCTGGGCGTTCGATAAGATTAAGGGCTGGTTGCGCGTAGGTGGATCTGATTTAACACCGCTTGATGATGAGAAAAACTTTTGGCGCGGATTACCCTCTAAAAACTCGTGGGGCGATCCTGCAAATATTGGCGATTATTCTGTTTCATTTGGCCGAAATGGGGCATCGTTTGCTGTTTACACCGCGACACTCGGCCATGATTGTGTCACTTACGGAGTGGCATCCTTAGCAGGTGGTGCAGGTTGTGCAACTGGCAACCCAGATGATATTACGTCACCAAATGGTGAGGGTTATTGCTCCTTTGCGTACGGTAAAAACGTCATTGCACTTGGGCCCAAATCCGCGGCTTTTTGTGAGGAAGTCGAAGCGAAGTCGAGAGCCTCATTTGCCGCGGGATATTTTACGCAGGCGAGAGCTGGGTTGGCCTCTGACCCTGGCGGCGTGGCCAGTGATGGTATTGGGGCAACTGCTTTAGGCTACAGCACGCGCGCGGCGGGAGACGGCTCATTTGCTGCTGGTCGTGATATTCAGGCTTACGGCGGATCCATTGCAATCGGTTCAGGTATTAACCCGGGTAATCCAGCAGCTAACCCTAATGCTAAATCTGTGGCGTTATATAGTAACTCAGTGGTTCCCGGCGTGACCGTGGCACCTGCTGGTGGTGGGGTTTCTGATTTACCATTTGTTGGTATCCATACTTCCTACCCTAAAGAGCCCCTTGATGTAGTAATGCCCAATGGGACGAATGCTGCTTTCAGGATTGGTGGAACTGGAACGGCAAGAATTAAATTGCAGGGAACTTCTAATGGTAATTTAGCGTTAGACATAGCCTCATTAGAATGGACCAGCACCAACGGCGGAAGTGCGGTAGGAACTCTCAAAATCAATATGAATAATGGTGCGGCATGTATTGAGCTATCAACCACCGGAATGGTTGCGCTAAAGAACGTTAAAACACTGGGTGAAATATCTGGTGCCCCGGCGGGCACCATTTACAAAGACGCTTCTAACTTCCTTAAGATTGTTTAA